TCATATTATAATCCGTTTACTATTGCTGATTTAACTTTATCTTCAATTCCTTTACCCATATAGGTAATATTATCTTCTAACTTTTCACCAAGCGTTACAATCTTATCATACCAATATTCAACTGAATCCCACTTAGGTTTATTCTCAATAAAGATATAAGAAGGGAAATACTTCAATGGAGTTCCATTATCAGTAGTTGGTGAATCTTCTCTCATTTCGTACATATCAATCATACCATTGAAAGAGCCACCTTTTAATACATACTCCCATTCTTTAATATTATCATAGATAGTAGAATCAACAGATGAACCATCTTTGTTAGAAACATTAACTCTTACAGAAGAACCACCACTATAAACATCAGAAGTAGCCCATACTTTTAAGTTGGGATAATTTTTCTTAACAAATTGTTTGATTACTGAAGCCGCTGATTTAGCGTTCATATAGATATATTTCTCATTGTTATAAGAATCATCTCTTACTTGAGAAATAGGAAGTTGGAACTCACTTCCTTTGATTGAAAATTTAAACTTTTTACTCATACTTTTAAGGTTTTAATTTTAATGTTTTAACTTATTTACATAGTAAATATACGAAAAATAATTGATATATCCAAGGAAAAAGTGAATTATTTTTTAGAAATTTCCATCAGCAACCTGAAATACATTCAATCCGTTGCTTCTCCACATATCCACTACTTTTTGTCTATCATCAAATACAGCGAATATATCATCTTTGTTGGAAAATAAGGAATCTAACCAATTTTGTTTTAAATCATCATCTGGCATAAATTTGAATTGGTTATTATCTGGTCTCATTTTTAGAATATCAAATGGTACATCATTATCATCTAACCACTTTTTTGTAACATCTTTAGTAGTTTTTAATCTACCACTAAGAATAATAATCCTAAATCCGTTTTGTTTGAACATCTGAGCTACTTTGATTACAGGTAGGTTGGGTTTATCTAAATCAATATTCTTTGGATTAAAGAATATATCCCAATCTATCTTACCATTATCTTTAGTAGATATTTTTCTCCTATCATCAATAAGAGCTAGAGTACCATCTAAATCAAAAATTACATTTTTCATTAATCTAACATCATTAATTGTTTATCGATTTTGTTCAAATCGGTCATAGCATCTTGAAGAGAGAACCTTACATCATCAGATTTTGGGAAATCTTTTCTCATTTTTCGTAAAGTATCAATCTTATCTAAAGCAACTACCTTATCTTTTTGTAGTTGTTTGATTTTATCATTTTTTATTTTTAACCAAGTCATCATATCGCAATTATTTACATAGTAAATATACGAAAAATAATTGGAATATACAAGGATTTTTTAAGATATTTTTGCTGAACCTACATCAATTGGTTCTCTTTTCATGTGGTTACCTTTAGCGAAGTTTGCACCTTCTTTGATATAACCAGTTAAGAATGCTCTTCTAAATCGTTTTGATGTATTTGGTTCTGAACCATGCACTACATTTGAATGTAGTAATGCAACTTGTCCTTTTCTTAGATATCCATCTATATGTGGAAAGTTATGGTCTGATGGTAATACACAAGGTTTACCTCTTTCATTTCTCCAGTTCTTTGGATTTGAACCAGCTCTTTCTTCATCTACTTCAATAGGTAATCTACCTAAGTGATGAGAACCTTCTAAATACCAAACAGAGCCATTGTTAGGGTCGTGATTATCAAATGCAATAGAAACATTAATTATTTCATTTGAATTACATTGTGTATAGAATATGTTTTGATGCATATCTCTACCTAATTGACCTGGTGGTTTAAAGTATGCCCAAGTTTGTACACCAAAAATTTTAGAATCCATAAGAAACTCACATGCTTCAATAATTTTCGGATGTTTCATTAAATCAGTAAGTTTTTCTGATTCTTTATGTGGATACATATATGGGTCATATTCACCCCATTCACCTTCTGTATCGTTCTCTTGTCTTTGAATTCTGATTCGTTCTAACTCCTCAGCGTATGAATCTACTTCACTTTCTGTTAGTAGATTTAATATGGATACTCCTTTGTATCTCCAGTCAAATTGTAATTGTTGTTTTTCTAAATCGGTAAGATATTTCATTGTAACTTATTTATTTATATATATTAGATTTTTGAATATTCTAAAAGATTTACTAATCTATTTTTTAATTCTGGCATTTTACTCAAATTCTCTGATATACTAGCTCTATTCGAATTTTTTATTTCTTCTTTCGTACCATCAAGTCTCCATTTAAGTTTTGTTACTCTAAATAATGGATTTTGAGATAATTGTAAATAATTATTTTCTGATACCTCTACAATTGGTGATTGAGAATCATTTATCTTTTGAACAAATCTTCTTACAATATAACCCCTTTTTATATCAACATCTTTTATTTTATTGACAAACGGAAATGGATTAGATGTCAGATTAAAATTCTGAAACGTACTTACTTTTTTATAATGTTTAATCATATCATCCATATTATCCTCCTGCTCTAAAAGTTCCTTCTATTTCGGTTGTCCACATCATACCATCTATATTATGAGCTACATTTGTAACTTGAAAAAATCCATTTTGTCTATATCTACTTGGTATTCCAATAACATTAAATGTATCACCATGCGAAATACCACTATTTCCATGCACTGTAAATGAGTATTTCATACCACCTATAATAGCACCACTACCTTTTAGTGTTGTTTTATTACCATCAGAAAAATCAGGATTATCTTCATTCAAAAATGTTTTGAATAAACTCTGGTCACCATATGTTGGAAATATCATAGCTTGGTCTAATGTAATACTAATAACTTGATTTTGCTGACTTCTAAATAAATTACCAAGCCCAGCCAAACCTTGTTGTACACCTCCAACATCTAAATTAAATTTACCAACTTTGAATCTTGGAAAAGCACCTATCTTTCCTAAGAACTGATTATATAGAGCTGCTATTGCATCTTCTTCACTAGCCTCTTCTTTTGGTGGATTGACTGCTGAACTTCTCTCTGGGTTTTCAACATCTTTTCTAGCATTATCATTTATAATTTTTAATACAGAATCTTGTAACGATGTATTTGAAATAGGTCCTTTACCCATACTTTCATTTTGTTCAGCATTAAAATCAGGATCTTGACCAGAAGCTGCTTTATTTCTATCAGCTATAATAGAACTCATCATCTCAGCTGGTAAATCAATATCTAATGTACCATTTAAGAAAAATGAACCTTCACCATTGTGAACTAATCTCATAGCGCTTTTCTTTCCGTGGTCATTTAAATTCATTTCTACAACTTGCAATACCTCATCTCCCTTTGCATGTCCATCAATTGCTTGTGGTAATGCTTTTTCCATAATTTGAAAGCTCCACATACTATTTACAGCTGATGACATTCCATTTAATATTTCTAATAATGCATCTGAATAAGTTAGGTTTTCTGCTTCTATAACACTACAAGCAAAATCAAAGTTAATATATAGGTTATCTAAATACCCCCAAGTTCTAGAACTTCTTGATGGACTTTTAAAATCACTATTGCCTGAAAGGTTTGGAGCTGCTCCATCTTCAGGAAACTGTACTGCTACATTACCATTTTTATCTCTTTGACCACATGGGTTTTTACCAGCTTCAAATGTTTGCTCTCCACCTTGAAGAACTTTAATAAATCCAAAATCAGGTGTTCTTTCATTTGGTATTAATAATTTATCTTTTTTTGTTGAAAATATTCTATCAAAAGCACTACATAAAGTAAACTCTGTATAAACTTTATATGGAAAAGATTTAGAACCTACTTTCATACCAACTTCTGTTTTTACTAATGGATTGGTATCCATAATCTTTTTAAAAGTTTTAAATCTTATAAATCTTTCGTTACCTACTAACTTAGTTCCTTTTGGTATTGCTAATCTACCCTCAGAAGTAGATACCTCATTCCAACCATTTCCACCTTCTGATTCATCTTGTAATTTTGTTTTTGTATCTTCATTAAAGTTTATAAAGTTTTCTTCGCCTGAGAATGTTGGGTCATTAATTAAGTTTTTTACTGCTGTGGTTTGTTTGTGACCGGGTAATGAATTGTGCATTTGCATACAATTTTTTCTACCACTATCCTCTTCATCATCTATATCTCCAATTTTCCACTCATCGGGTTTTGGTTGTTTTGTTTTATCTGATGATGAGTTTGTTATAGGTTTTTGGATTTTCATAGTTTCGGGTAGTTCACCCAATCCTTTTAATGTTACATCACAAGTGTAAATATCACCACTACTACCAATTTTAAATCCAGTTATAAACCCTAAAAAATTATCATAATCACCTTCTGAACTTTTTCTTTTTTCAAGCACTTTGTTAAAATTCATCATTGATGATATCGTATCTGCATTTAAACTTAATTTTTGATTTAATGAACGTTCTAAATCCCAACCATATTCCACTACACAAGTAAAACCTGGTTCTCCGAAATATTGTTGTACTACATCTAATTGACCTGGTGTAAAACAATCAATACTAAAGTTAAGTTCTCTAGTCAATCCATAAGTACCATTCTTAACACTTAATCCTTTTACAATAGGTGAGGGTCTTAATCCTCTATCTTCACCACTAACTTTTACAGGATTACCACCCCAATCTAAACCAACCACACCAGGTACATCAGCATTACCATAAACACTACTTTCACCAACTAAAGGTAAATTAGGAGCAGTCTGTAAAGATAATCCACCACCTGCATTTGAGGTTACTCTTATCCATACGTTTAGACGTGAAGTATAAACTGCTTCTTTTTTTAGATTCAGATTATCAACCACATATTGTTGTATCGGTCTATATGAAGGGAATTCACTCATTATTGGTTTCGTTTCTTATAATTTCTGAATGGTTTGCAGGAATTCTAAGAATCGTACCATCTTTCAATCCAAGCTTACCATCATGTATGTTGTTAGCATTAGCAATAATCCACCAGTAAGCAGGTGAGCCGTAATATTGATTAGCAAGTAAATCTAACCTATCACCTGTTTGAGAAGCTACATATACATCATCATTACTTAAAGGTATTTTTTTTAACCTTTTAGATTTATATACAGTTTTACCATCTGGTGTTTTCTTTGTATCGTTATTTAAGTATCTACTTATTGCCATCTTAATATGTTATCGAGTTAAAACTATATAACTGTGTTCTACCTGTATTACTTCTTTGTTCTACAAACTTAACAGATACTGCCACTTCTACCAAATGTGGTAGTTTATATCCTTTTGATGCATCTTTTGTGGTAACATTTGTATTTCCGAAAAATGCACCACTTGATTCATATTCTTTTATTTGTTTAGTAGTACCCTCTAATTGCCAAGTGGAATTATCAGGTATAGTATATTGTAAAGAATCTATAAAACAAACTTTTTCTTTATATAAATCACCAATAGTCAAATAAATTATAGGCGCTCTAACTGCTCCTATCTCACCACCTTGATATCCAAGTGGATATGTTAGTGAAGTTAAAAACTCAATTTTACTCCAATTATTAACCAACTCATTAGCGTTCATTGGATATACTGTGAAGTTAAAGTTAGCTCCTCTTTCAACTGAATCATATGTATAAAAATTAAATGGGTTACCACTAAACCTAGCTGAGTTCCAACTTGGTGATACTGTTTCTGATAATCCAGTTATTGTACCTCTAAAGTTTACAGTTTCATTTGTTACAATGTTTCTAAATTTTAATGGAATAAAATCAAAATCATCAATTGATTTACCATCAACTTGTAAATCATTTTTATGAATCCCACTTTGATTAATTATATCATCTTTATTTGTAAATCCTCTATCAGAAATTAATTCATTATTATCAGCACTAAATCTATCATCAGATTCTTCAAATGATTTTTTACCTTTTGGTGCTGTACTGATTCCATCGGTAGGTTCTATGATAACTTCATTTCCATCTTCCCCAATTCCCAATTTACCTATATATCCTTTATTTACTCTAACTTCTGCTAATTTTGCTTCATTACCTTTATATCTTTTTAGGATACCAAATTTACCCTCTGTAGAATCTGTTTCTTTTGTTAATTCGTTGTCTAATATTTGACTTGAGTAACTTCCACCTTTAGGATTATAAAATATTTTTTGAAATGAATCAGCATCATTTGTTCCCATCCCTGCGGGTGAACCAAATAAAGCTCCTCTTATTTGACTTTTTGCTTCATCTAATACTTTACCAGCTGCTTGTTGAGCTGCTGTTTTAGGGTTTCCTGTAGGTAATCCACCTTTTAATAATCCACTACCACCTAAATCACCTTTTAACTTAGATAGTGCTTTAGGATATCCTAATTGTATATCAGTAATTGATTTGAGTTCTCCAATAATCGATGATGGGTTAGTATCACCCGGTGGTTTACCAACAATCTTCGATAATTTACTTCCTACTTTAGATTCTTTAAATTTATTAAATTTATCTTTTACTTTTCCAGCAAACTTAGAATCACCAACGCTTTTTAATGCGTTTTGTACTGCACCAGGTGATGAATCAGTACCACCATCAGCTCCTTGATTACGAAGTTCAATCATTTTATCTTTCATCTTCGTACTACGATTAGCGATTCTAAAAGTATCTGTTCCGTAAATAAGTGGATTGTTTATTTCTACTGCAGATTTTAATCGGATACCAGTAACTTCTTGCTCAATCTTAGTTACTTTATCTGATTTAACTTGTTTATCTAAACCTGCTCCCCTAAATAATTCTAATATCGTTGGCATATTATGTAGCTACTCCAAATTTATTTTCTGTACTTCGTTGTACTACTTTTGAAACTCCATCTGCAACTTTTCTACCATCCATATTAACTTGGACTTGTAAATTTTTAATTTCGTTACCTAATTGTTGTATAGCTGATACTACTGCATCACTACCCATTCCTCCCATTCTATCTAATGGAATCACTGCTTCAGGTCCTGCCTCTCCTATAATTGCGTTAGTAGGTGAACTTACAACACCACCTTTTGCCATAGCTACAGGTTCTTCATCATCTCCTCCACCAAAACCTAAGAAAGAACCAATTGAAGATACTACACTAATAATTGGTGAAATAACATTATCATACAATAACATAAATCCATCTATCAATATACCAATCACCATTCCAATCAAACTAAATACTCCACCCAACATTTCTCCTATAAAAGTAAATACAGGTCCTATTCCTTTTTCTAATTGTGTGTACATCTCATCCATCTTAGAAAAAAATGGGTCTAATTCTGCGAACATTCCTGTAAATGCATCTACGATAGGGTCAACTACTTTTTGCATCAATCTGAATATTAATAAAACTGGCTTAAATGCTAATCCTAATAATTTTCCGATTAGTTGAATCGCAGGTAGTAATATTTTACCTATGCTTATTAATGGTACAATCAACATCTCTCCTAATGGTGCTAACGCTGCCATTAATGTACTTCCTATAGCACCAAATGTATTTTTTAATGAATCCATTTTGGATTGCATTTCTTCTTGAGCTCTTACTTGTGCAGTTTGAGCAGCTAAATCTGAATCTGAGATATCTGAAAGTTCTTTACCACTAGCTAATAATTGTTCAGCTGCTTTCATACCTTGAGAATCTAATTTACCAAATTGTTTTCTAAGGTTTAATTGTTTCTTTAATTCAGCTACAGGCATTCCACTTGCTTTAGCAATAGAATCTAATTGGAATTTGTTTAGGTTATTTAAATCAACTGTTGATTCTAATGAATCTAAAACAGATTGTTGAGCTCCTAATATATCACCTGTTGCTGCTAACTCTCTTGCTTTGTTAAAGTTAATAGATTGTCCTAACATAGCAGATGCTTCTAATTCAGCATTTATACTACTTTCGAAATCCATTAAGTTATCTGCTACCTCAGATGCTTGTTTGATTGAAGTACCCAATGCTGCTGCTTTTACCGCTGCTTTTGAAAGTTCTTGAACCGAACCTCCGAAATAGTTATTAGCTGCTTCTGCACTATTAGCAATATCCTCTAATACTCTACTTGGTGCTACTCCAGCTAAGTTTGCTGCTTGTGTTACTTGAGCTACTTGATATTGAGCAGCTTCGGCTGATAATCCAGCCATATCTTGAAATAGTTGGTTTACACCTGCTTGTGTTTTAGCTGATACACCAAAATTCTTTTCTATAGCAGTAACATTACCTAATACTTCTTGTGATGGCACCATCAATCCTTCGAATTGATTTGTGAAATCTGCAGCTGCTTTAGCTACATCTTCCATAGATACACCTAACTGAGCATTACTTATAGCCACACTCTGAATAGTAGCATCTAATCCTACCATTTGAGAATTAGTTAATCCAGTTTCATCTCTAAATGTTTTAGCAGCTGCATCTAATTTAGAAAATGCTGAAACTACTACTGCTATAGCAGCTGCTACACCAGCTATAGCTAACCCAGCTAATACCATTGGATTTGCAAGTAACGCCATTACCTTTCCTCCAAATTTTGAAAATGAAGCAGTTAAATTAGAAAAACTCATACCACCAGCAGCAAATTGAGTTACCATTTCTTTTCCAGCGGCACCAATATCACTTCTTAACCCATCAAAGGTACTACCAAAAATGCTATCGAATAAACCTCCTATTACTGGAATATTACTACCAAATTCTTGAATTTTAGTTATTTGGTCATTAAGTGAAGATGTTACTCCCTTTTGAATATCATCGAATTGTTCTGCTGCTCTTAATCTTTCAAAATCTAATTGTAATCCTTCTGCAGCAAAATTATTAGCTGCTATTTTAGCATTTACTTCATCTTTATTATATTGATTTTTTGATTTTTGTAAAACTAAGTTTTCAGCTTGAATATCAACAAGTTTATTTGCTACATCTTCCGATGATTGAAGGCTGGATAATGATGATTTTAAATTATCATTATGTTCTTTTACTGCTTTACCAAGTCTAGTCCTACCATCAACTTGACCATCTATTTGTTTGTTTATATCTTTTTGAATTTGAGCAGAAAAGCTCATCGCTTGTTGATATTCTTTTTCCAAACGGATAGATTCTTTTTGCCTATTTAGTTGATCTTGACTAGCCATTGATTAATCTTAAAATCTTTTTCCTTTTAAATAATTTTTATATAAATCAGGTACTTCCTCACCTCTAGCTTCCATATCTTTCACCTTTTTAGCTATTCTGTCCATTGATGAATCAACTTGTTTAGCTAATTTTACAAATTCTTTATCTTTTAGTGCTTTTTTAAATATGGCTTGTTTTACCAAAGATTTGAAAAACCCTAATTCGTTTAGGTTATGCTTTCTAGCAATCTCCTTTACAACGTTTTGAGTTTCTTTAGTTAATTTCATATTTTTCTCCTTTGTGGATGTAATTGTACAACTATAAATATAAGGTAAAAAAAAAGTGAGGAATTATTTCCTCACTCTTACGTTTGGTTTTCTGACATTTGATGATGTTTTCTTCATAGCTTTGTCCTGTTGTTCCTTTTCTTGCTTCTTAACATCAGCTAACTTTTTGTAATGGAAGTTTCTGATATGAACAGGCATTTCATATACATCTTTAAATGTATAACCATTTCCGAAATAACACATCTCAAAGATTTGATTGTGTAGTAAAGAGGAGTAATTACTCGCCAGGCCAAAAAAACCCGACTCCCATAGGGATAGGTTTTGCCTCCTTTACTCCAGTCTGAGGGTTAGTCCACTCAAACTCCATATTCATATCCGGCTGAAGTTCCTTCAAATATGCTCTAAATGCTCGAGTATCTCTTGCTAAAAATTTGTTATTTACGAAATCTACGATTGATTTTGTATCTTCCTTACCATCTACTGATTTAATCATATATCTGTATCTGGTTGTAAGTTCATTTGATGCTCCTCCTTTATTCAATCTACTCATTGCTTTTACATCAACATCAATCTTCTTTTCATCTCCATGTGTAAGAAGTTTGAATACAATAACATTTTTACCTGTAGGAGTTACAAACTCATATTCATTATTTCTTTTAAGTTTTTCTGCATCAACCTCATTAGTTTGTACTTTTGATAAATCAACTACTACTTCTTCGGTTTCACCATCATCACCAGTAATACCCACTTTATACTCAGGTCCATAACCTAAGATACGAGTTGCTAATACAATAGCGTTTTTATCACCTAATAGTATATCATCTATATTAATTGATTTATCAGCGATGATAGATTCGAATAACATATCCAAAACTACACCTTTTTTGATTAGGTTTTGAGAAGCTAAGATTTCTTCTTCTTTAGCTGTCATATACTTAATCTCAACTTCACCTTTTGCTAAGGGATGATTTTCAGCATATCCTAAACCTTTCGATGGAAGTGTGATTACTTCCGTTGGAAAGTCATATTTTTTATTTTCTGCCATAATTAACCTTTATTTGTTTGTATATAAATATATAAGAATCAAAAAATTAGAAATTAGAGCAAAAAAAAAGTTCTCACTAAGAGAACTTTCTTTCTTCAGTATATTTTAGTATTAGAATTCTAAGATAGCGTAATCGTAAGATAACGTCAATGTGATTTCAGCTGGGTCATTAGAAGCCCAATCTAAATCATTAAATGCAGCTGATGTAATAAATGCACCTTTTAATGTCCATTGTTCAATTTTATCACCTACAGGCCCTAACATAAAGAAGTTTACATCTTTCTTATAGAAATCTGCGTATCCATCTCTACCAGTTAGTGATTCATGTGAAGTTCTTACCCACTCCATCACTTGTTGTGCTCCTGAAGGAACAATTGGGTCATATAGAGTAATCTCTACATCTTGCCACTCACCTTTACCTTTCAATTTTCTCTTAACATTGATATGGTCTAATGTTACAGGTTCAAAAGAAATAGTAGGTCTGTTGGCTGTTTTTATTAAATATGAATCTATACCATCGATGTTCATGATGAATCTGTTCTTCATCTTCGGTTCGAAGTTGGTATAAAACATTTCGTTGAATTCTAATACTTCTGCCATTTTTTTATTCTCCTATTACTATTATAAATATATAGTTTTTAAATTTTCATTATGCTGAGAACGAAGCCCCTGTCGGTAGAATGTTGAAATCAATTACTATGAATTCAGCCGTCTTAGTAGGTTGTAAAAATATTTGACCTGCTAATATGTTTCTATCGATTACATCAGGAGTGTTGTTTGTTTCATCCATCACCACTTTGAATGCGTATAACCCTTGTCTTTGTTGTACACCTTCTAAATAAGGTTGTACAGTGTTTATGAATCTATTTCTAGTCTGTGCCGTATTTTGTTCGAATACTAAGAATCGAGAAGTACTTGCTACAAACTTTTTAACTTTAATCAACAATCTACGAACATTAATTCTATCTAAAGCGGATGCTTTATCCTGTAATGTTTTTTGTCCGAATGCTACAATACCTTCGCCAGGAAATGCTGCGATTGGATTTACTTTGTTTTCATAAAGTGTATCTCTTTCAGCGTGTGTCAATCTGTTTAATACTGAAACTGCTCCTACAATTCCACCTCTGTTTAAACCAGCTGGTGCGAACCATTCAGCTGCTACTCTATCGTTAGCTGCGTAAATACCTGGCATCAATACTGATGGTGGTACTGCGGTTAGTTTGTTAGTATTAATATCGATTGTCTTAACCCAAGGATAGTAAACTCCAACATAGTTTGAATCTACTGCATCTGCCTGAGTTGTTGCTTGTGCTATAGTATCGTTAACTGAAGTTGCATCTCCAATAAAGAATGCATCTTGTCTATCCTCTACCATATCAATAATTTTATCAAACACATAAGAGTGTAATCTTCTAATCACACCTGGTGCTGATACTAAGTTGATATCAAAATCATCAGGATTTGATACTGCGTTAATTGCTTTTACATATGCTACTGAACCACTAGCAGTAGAAGATGATAGGTTAAATCCTTGCGAGTTACCTGCTGAGATGTTTGAACCTAATTGTTTTCTTACTGTCGGTGATACACCATCAAACCCACTTTGGAAGAATACACTAAATTGTCTCTTAGCGATATCAGTTGCAGCTGAACCAGTCATTTCGTAAGAAAGATTTGAATCAAATGCGAATACTGAGTTAGAACCTGTACCAGCGTTTGTTGGGATAGGTGCTAAGTAATTAGTGTTATCTATTTTGGTAGTTGTAGTTTCTACATCTAAACCAGCAAAGTTTAACTTGTTGGATGAAGTATTTGAATCAGAAGTTGTTCTGAATGTTGCTGGTGGTACAATTTTTTCCTCAGGAGAAGTTGCGTTAACAACTGCTATTGGGTTTGAGTACTCACCATGTCCAAATGGAGCTGCTGTAATTGGGAATGAACCTTCTTCAACACACTCTACATAAATGTATTTAGAGTAGTTGATGTAATCACCAGTTTCAGTTTGTTTACCATTTGCATCAATACTTACAACTCTATCACCGATTACTTTTTTGATGTAATTTGGTGAAGCTGGGTCTAAGTTAACATTGTTGAATGTTTCTAATACATTCTTTCTCTTATCTGTATCACTAAATTTTCTAACTGCTACTGAGAATGTTGCGTAATCTGTAGCTGCTGAACTTCCTGCTGCTTTAACATTAAAGATTGAAATCTTAAACTCTTGGTTCGTATCACTACCATGAGCTAAAGTATGGAATCTAAATAAGTTATGTCTTTCGCCTGAAATAAGTTGTGATTTAACATATGGTGTAGTTGCTCTACTTGTATCGAATGCAAAGTCTTGGTCTGCTAAAGATACCATCTCAATTGATGAACCACTATCTATAAAGAATCCTGTTGAATCAGTTGCTGCTTTTTCAAAGTATTTGTATGCATATACATTTTTACTTCCAAGCGGTGAATCACCGAATACATCTGATATATCACTACCTGATGATGGGATGATTGATGCCGATACTGCAGTTCCTAATTCTGAACCACTTATGTTAAATGTAGAAGAAGATAACTGACAACTAATTGAGTTTGTAGCTGTTGGGAATCCAGTTGATTCAGTTCCATTTTCTGTTGCGAATAATGCTCCAACAAGTTGTCTACCTCCAGCACTACCAGATGCGTTACCTGATTGTGAACCAGATACAACAACACCAATAGGGTCAACATGAGTATATCCTCCAACTTGCCCAACTCTAACAATTGTTACAGTTCCTGCTTCTCTTAAATAATTTTGTACGGTATATCCTGTATAGTATGTTCCATCAGGTGTACCGAAGATTTCTTCAAATTCTGATTGGGTATTTACGATTGTTGGAACAAACGCTGGTCCTTTTTTGAAAGGTCCAATCACAGCTGCTCCGATTTCTCCTATTCCTTGTGAAATAAACGATAAATCATTCTCTCTTGTAAATACACCAGGTGATACGATTTTTTCTGCCATTTTTTATTCTCCTTTAGTGATAATGTAATATTATACACATATAAGTATTAAATTCTTTTTCAAAAACTTATTTTTCTTTTGATGGAGTTGGAATAAATTCACCCTTTGTAGGGTCTATTTCACCATCTCCATATTTTTTATTTAGAGTTTGATATAACTCATTTTCTTTTTTAACTAGCGCATCATGTAGATTTTCTAGCTTTTCTTCTTCTTCATTAATCTGAAGATTAACATTTCTTCTTCTAATTGATATTCTTCCTAATTCAAAAAATATCTGAGAAGCTTCATTTCTAATTGAGCTGATACTAGTCAACTCTTCTTTTGTTAATTTTTGTACTTTTGCCATTTTACCTTAATTTATTATAACAATTTGTTAGTATATATAAATATATAGTTTTTTTCAAAACATAATTTTTTATGAAGGGCCAGCAGTAAATGTTAATGTACCATATGTTCCTGCTAATCCTTGGTCAATAGCTCTTACCCTAAAATAGTGTGTATCACCATTAGCTAAAATACCAATCTGAGCTGCTATAGGTATAGAAGTTGCTGACCACTCTGTCTCATCTCCACCACTTAAAGGTGAACTGAAATCAGAATTAGTTGATAATGTCCAATCATAAGCAGTAATACCTGTTGTACCAACTGATGATGGTGCTGTCCAACTTATAGTATCTCCTGCAAACGAGTATGTAATTGATGATGGTGCACCAGGTGCTGCTAAATCAGTATGAGAATCTGAACCTTTGTTGTGAGTTAGATATCCATTTACTAAATATGTATCTTGAACCTCAACATCCATTGATACTATTTCCACATCTTCGTTTTCTAACACAATAGATGCTACTTCAACTTCAGTTAATGAACCATCTACTGCTCTAATAAGTTTATCTCCTAATTCAATACTAATTAATCTTTTGAATCTGTACAATCCATCTGTTGAATCTTTTACTAACATTGGATGTTCATGTGTACCTTTTATTTGACCATCATTAATATTGTATATTTTATTACTAAATGAATAAGTTATGTTAACAACTTTAACATTTTTTTGTGTTTCACCTAAATTATCAGTTGACCATTCTAAGTAGTTAGAATCAGACATTTCTGATAATCCTGCTAATGAGTATCCTTTTAATTCATCACCTTCTGATAAATCTCCAATTTCTACGATTGTTCCATCTGCTTTTTCAATAGGTGAATCACTCACTAAACAAAGTGAAGCTGCATTACCATCATATGTATCTACTGAGTATATATTTTTTGTTTGTTGTACATTATATCCCTCAGCTGCTCCAATATGGTCATTAAATCCATCAGCGAATGTTACTCCTAATGTATGAATAGTTGCTCCTATCAGAGCTCCTCCTGCGTTTGACATATCACCAGCTGTCAAAGTAATTGAACCACTACCAGCTGCAGCTTGTGAATATGATGCTGAGGTAAATAAAGATGTTCCTCCACCATTTTTTGTTACAACCCAATCAAAATTTTTCTTTTGTTCTGCTATTTTTACAAATCTACCACCAGCTCCACTAAATGTTACATCATAATCTTCAGCTGTGCTTTCAACGACATATGTAAATCCATCAATACCAGTCACGCTATCTATTGCGAATGCTGACATTGATATAGGTGTTGATGTACTACCAGCAGCAGTACCCATTGATTTAGTACTATTATCTGTAGCCGTTGCTAAATTATTTAATGATAAAGTATCCCCTGCTTCTAGTGTTGCCATAAATTCTCCTATATGTTATAAATATTTAATAACGAATCAATCCACAATTGTTTGTTAGAATAATTATCAATCATATAGTTTTTTATCTTATTAAACCAATAATTTTTTGTTTCGTAGGTATCATTACACACCTTATTATAAATATCTACAAATTCAGTTTTAGATGAAACTCGGTAAGGATACTCAAAATCTTTACACCAAGTTGAATGTAAAATAGGTAATTTTCCTCTATCTACTGCTTCAAAAATTCCATATCCAAAGGGTTCTGATGTAAATGCTGAATGAGATATTCCCCAATCCATATCATAAAACTTATCTTTAAAGTTACCATAATAATGATAAATCTTTGCTTTATCATAATTTCCACCAACTCCATTTTTCCAAAATGTATTGAACTCAAAAGAGTTTGTAAAAATAAAACATTTTAGATTTTCTAAATAATGTGGATTTTTTCTACCTTCACATCTAGCAGCAAATCCTATCGTATTTGATTTACTCAAAGGTAAGTTATGTTTAAACTCATAGTAATTATTTATTACTTCATTCTTTATTAGAATATCAAATAACCCAACCCATATAGAATGAGTTGCCCATTCATTTACATCCATTTCCCATTTTGAATCCAACCACGGATGCCAACCAATTCTAGCATCTGTTCCAGCTTGTGATTTTAAAATATGGTCAACTGAGTTATGTAAGATATTTGAATGAATCTTATCTTTGTTATTTACTATAGCTTTCATTGGAGTATAGTGTCCATGTAATATATTGATTCTTCTAGCTTCATCACATATCTTTTCAAATTCACCAACATTATCTCCTTGCCAATGAGTTTCTATTGGAAATTCAAAATCTTCAAATCCTTTTGGTTTTGTTCTATGAATAAGTAAAACTGGTCTTACCTTTAGATGTGGTACAACATTTTCTAAAAAATCATTTACCCACAAATCAGTTCCAGCGTTGACCCAAGGACCACCACCAGTTGTGTAATAAACATCGTACATTTATTTGATTTTTGATTCTAACTCTTCTACTCTCTTGATAAGTTCTTTGTTTGATTCTATGAGTAGAGCTACTATCTTTTCGTATTTTACGGCTTTATATCCGTTATCTCTTGTTTCTACAATCTCTGGTAAAACTTTTTCTACCTCTTGTGCAATTACACCGATATCTTTTTTACCTTTGAATACTTCGTGCTTATCATTCCATACGAATGTGTTACCACTTAGTAATTTAATTTTTTCATTTGGATTCTCAATTGGTGTGATTAAATCCTTATATCTCTCATCTGAAGAAGCGTATGCTACAACATCTTCACCAACATTAAGTGTTTTTGCGATACCAACACCACCATCTATTACTACAGTACCAGTTGTTTTAGATGTTGATTGAGTAGTACCATCAAAGTTGACTATTCCAGCCATATCAGAACCATTGGTTGTTGTTTTGATTCTTTGAACATTGTTATATCTAAGTTCTACATAAGTTGCTGATGTATTTCCTGTATCTGTACCTAATATTAATGTATTTTGATTTGTACCATCTGTTACTTCATTTTGGAAGTAAACTTCTCCAGCATGTCTTTTTGATTGGAAGAAAGTATCTGTACCATTATCGTTAATTACAAAATCAGCACCTGTACCTATTTCAATGTTAGTACTATCAGGTACATTAAGACCTCCACTAAATGTTATTTTTGAACCAGCACTATCAACTGCATCACTTCTTAAAAATGAAGAAGCGTGTAAACTATCAACTGTATCAGCATCTCCACCATCAGGTGTAATAGTTGTAGATGTAAATGCGTTTGTACCTAATTCTCTTGTACCAACTACATTTGAACCATTTATCATCAATGCGGTTGCTTCAGAAGCTTGATTAGATAAACTAGTCAATGTAGCACCAGTTGCAGTAATAGTACTATTGAACGCGGCAGCACCCGCTTCAGACATATCTAAAGTAAGAGCGGTTATAGTACTACTATTATCAACCCCTTTGAATATTATATCATTGTTATTTGAATCTGATTTTATTACGAAATCCGATGATGACCTTTTGAATCTACCAAAAGCAGTACCATTATCTTCAAGCTTAATATCAGCTCCATTTGCATCTAATGTAATATCACCATTTGCATCTAAAGTTAAATCACCACCATCTGAAATTGTAGAACCATTAATTGTAATATCATCTACTGATAATTGTCCTACGATAGAAACTGAACCTGTAGTTATGGAATCGGTAGTTACTATATGTTGTATAGCAGCAGAACCATCATTCTTTTCAAAGAATATTCTACCATCGTATGTATTAATTGCTAATTCCCCTAAAGCAAGTTGTGAAGTAGTAGGTACTTTACCTTCGGTTGATGAACGCCTTAATTTTATTGTCTGTGCC